GGATACAGCAGTTACAACTGGTACAACCAAATCAGCGGCTATGACAGATGATGTTGATTTGATTCCTTATATTGGAATTGAAGCTGGTGCTGCTGCGGCAGAAGCAATTCATATTCATTATGTTAAAATGAGCAGAATAATTAACGAGTAAACCTAGGAGGTTAAAATGGCTGATGCAGTAGCAACTCAAACCATTCTTGACGGTCCAAAGTATGCAGTTTTAAAATTCACAAATATAAGTGATGGCACTGGAGAAAGTGCCGTCACTAAAGTTGATGTAAGTGGTCTATCTACAAGTGCGAATGGCAGCACTTGTACGGGCGTTACAATACAAAAGATTTGGTGGCAATGTACGGGTATGAGAGTTAATATCCTTTTTGATGCTACATCAGATGTGTTAGTTATTCAACTTGGTGAAAATCAATCTGGTCATCACGACTATACATCTTTTGGTGGAATACCAAATAATGCTGGTTCTGGTGTAACAGGCGACATACAATTTACAACTGTTGGACATGATAATACAGACACATATACAGTAATTCTTTATCTTAGAAAAGAATACTAAATATGAAAATGTCTCAGAATCAAAGACTTGAAATATCTTTAGCTAAATTAGAAGAAAGAGTCGAGTCTATTCAAGATGACATGAAAGATTTAAAAACAGATGTAACCCAACTCCGAGCTACGGCTGATAAGTGGCGAGGAGGTTTTTGGGTTATGATGGCGTTGGGCGGTGTCGTTGGCGTTGTTGCTAACTTTGCAATGGGTTGGTTCAAATGACAATATCTCGTTCAAATATTCCAAAACAAATAACTACTGGAGGTAGAAAAATGATGAAGAAAAAAGGCTACAGAATGGGTGGCATGATGAAAACAAAAGGCATGAAGAATGGTGGCAAAGTTAAAGGTAGAGTGATGACTGTTGCACAAATTAGAGCTGCTGCTAAGAAAAAAGGTTATAAGTTAGTCAAAGCTTAATGCCTTATTTACAGAGTAATATTCCTCAATTTAAGTGTTGGGTTAGAAGGGAATATACTTGTAATCATCTTAGGTATCATGGAGAGTTTCTACATGCTATGGCTATAGCAGTTACGACTATGCCTAATAGATCTCTAAGTTTCCAAGTAATATTCACGGGTTGTGAGAATGATGATACGGATGATCCAAACGTGCATGGTGGAGCTATGTGGGCAAGAATGCCTATAACAGCTTTAATGGCAGATATTCCCGTGGAAGAATGGCCAGAACCTATGGATACGTATAACGCACAACCTTGGGATTGTTCTTCACGCACCCATGCTGTTTACGTTATGGACAGAGCTACACCTTGTCCCTGGTTAGCTAAGATAGATGGTCAGTTATTTCCAGCAAAGTATTTGTTTACAGTTGATTATACAGATAGTGAGATAGCGGATGATCCAGCACAGCATAAACAAAGTCATGTAATGTATTTGATTGATGCTGGTAAATGGACGGGTAACATTGTAGCATTGCCAAATAATCGTGTACGTGTTACACATCCAGCATGGTTTGAAACAGGTGAAGGTGCTCCAGATTTTTTACCTTCACAGCATATACATTATTCAAAATCTGATTTAGACTATACATTAGATGTAAATAAAATTTTTGATAATTTGTATAATGAGGATTAAATGGCAACTTCGGATTCAAGGGATTTTGATTTAGACGTAGGTGAGATTGTAGAAGAAGCATACGAAAGATGCGGTCTTGAAGTTAGAACAGGTTATGATGCAAAGACAGCTAGACGTTCTTTGAACATAATGTTTTCTGAATGGGCAAATAGAGGACTTAACTTATGGACAGTTAATTCTGCTACCCAGGCTTTAACAGATGGAACATCTAGCTATACTTTTACGGCTGAATATACGGATATACTAGAAGTTGTACTTAGACGAAGTGGTACAGACTTTAGCATGTCTAAGATATCAAGAGGTGAGTATTTAAACTTACCAAGTAAAACTCAAAAAGGCAGACCTTCACAATATTACTTTGATAGACAAACAATACCAAAGATTTTCTTATGGCCTACTCCAGAGAATAGTACAGACACCTTAGAATATTTTTATGTTAGAAGAATACAAGATGCAGATACCTTACAGAACACTTCAGATGTTCCTTTTAGGTTCCTTCCTTGTATGGTAGCAGGTCTTTCCTATTATTTATCGATAAAACGTGCTCCAGAAAGAACACAGTTGTTAAAATCTGTTTATGAAGAAGAGTTTCAAAGAGCGGCAGCAGAGGATGAAGATAGAGTTGCCCTTACATTAACACCCGATATTAAATACTTGAGTGTCTGATGGGACGATTTGCAACAGGCAAGAACTCATATGGAATATCTGATAGATCTGGTTTTCGTTATCGATTGAAAGATATGAGGAAAGAATGGAATGGCTTGTTTGTTGGTAAAGATGAGTTTGAATCAAAGCATCCTCAAATAGATTTAAGAGTAAAGACCGCAGATGCAGAAGCAATAAAAGATGCAAGGCCAGATAGAGAAGAGCCTTCTGTTTCTGTTATTTTACCTTTTAATCCTTTTAAAACGGGTACGGGCGGAAGCAGTCCTACAACAGTTACAGTTACAGAACCCGCACATGGTAGATCTGCTTCAAGCACAGTTAGATTTAGAGATGTAGCACCTTTTGATGGTATATCAAGTTCTATAATGCAAGGTTCATCTGGCTTTACAATACAATCTGTGGTAGACACAAATAGGTATACGATTAGTGTAAGTGCTACGGCTACACTAGGGAATGTTTTTGGTGGTGGTGGAGTAGCATCTGCTGGACCCGTGACGTTGGAGAGTTAGATGAGTTATACATTAACAACATTAAAGGCTGCTATACAAGATTACACAGAAAACACAGAAACTACTTTTGTCTCTCATTTAAGAGACTTTATAAGATCTACTGAAAACAGATTGTTTAAGATGGTAGACTTTGAATATTTTAGAAAAAATGTAACGAGTGCTACTTCTTCTTCTGATAGGTTCTTATCTGTTCCAGATGATTACTTAGCATCCTTTAGTTTGTCTATAACTAACTCTAGTAATATCGAATTTTTATTAGAAAAAGATGTAAATTTTATACAAGAATATAATCCAAACGCATCAACAACGGGTGTTCCTAAGTATTATGCACGATTTGATGTAGATAATTTTATACTGTCTCCAACACCTAATAGTAACTATTCTGTAGAATTACATTATTATCACAAACCAACCAGTTTAGCCGATAGTACGATAGTTTTAACAGTAGGTGCTGCAAGTAGTTTTGCTGTAAATGAAGTAATTACAGGAGCATCTAGTGGTGCTACAGCTACAATTAGTTCTAAGAATGATGGCACGAATCAGTTAACAATAGTGGTTCCAACAACAAACTTTACAAATGGAGAGACAGTAACTGGTGGCACAACTGCTCATAGTTCTGCTATATCTGCCATATCAAGTGATACAACAACTACCTGGTTAAGTAAGAATGCCTTAAACGCAATGCTTTACGGATCGCTTTCAGAAGCGTATATTTTTATGAAAGGTGAACCAGATATGATGCAGTTGTATGAAAAAAGGTTTATGGAAGAAGTAAGTAGATTAAAAGATTTAGGTGAGGCTAGGGAGAATGCTGATGCTTATAGGCAAGGATTACCTAGAAGACCAAGGACATAGGAGATAAAACATGGCAACCTCAAATGCAGCAACCAACTATTTAGAAAGAAGATTATTACATTATATCTTCAAGAATAACTCGTTAAGTTTCTCAAGTCCTGGTGACAGTATTTATGTAGGACTAGCAACAGCCGTATCTGCCGCTGAGACAGGTTCAGTAACAGAAGCAAGTTTTGGTGCTTATGCAAGACAGCAAGTTGCCGCAGCTAGTTGGACAACAATAGGTGCTGACTCAACAGATACACAGACTGCCAAGAACACAAGTGCGATTGAGTTTCCAGCAAAGTCAGATAGTGGCAATGTAACGATAACTCATGTGATTATAGCTGATGCAAGTTCAAGTGGTAACATACTGTTTGTTGGAGCTTTGGATGCAAGTAAGACATTGGCACAAAATGATATATTTAGAATTAACGCAACAAACTTGAGTATTGAGTTGAAGTAATGGCTTTAGAAATACATGATAGAGTAAAAGAAACAACCACAACAACAGGAACTGGCACATATACATTAGCTGGTGCTGTAACTGGTTTTGAGACTTTTACTGCTAATCTTGATAATAGCGATACAACTTACTACGCTTGTACTGACAATACTGACTTTGAAATTGGTATTGGTACATTTACATCTTCTGGAACTACGTTAGCAAGAACAACTATACTAGCTAGTTCTAACTCAAACAATGCTGTAAACTGGTCATCTGGTACAAGAACAATCTTTATGACATATCCTGCTGATAAGGCAGTGTTTGAAGATGCAAGTGGTCATGTATCTCTTCCACATGATTTGTTTATTGCAGGTGGTTTGATTGATCTTAAAAATGATGGTGGTGCTGTATCACAGATTAAGTTCTATTGTGAAAGTTCAAATGCTCATGCACAAACACTTATTGGTGCACCACACTCAGAAAGTGCATCAAATACTTTAACACTGCCAAGTACTGGTGGTAGTGCTCGTTTAGTTTCAACAGCTTCAACGGCTACACTGACAAACAAAAGTATAGATTCTGACAACAACACAATAACAAACATTGTTAATGCTGATATAAAATCTAGTGCAGCGATAGCAGATAGTAAACTTGCTACAATATCCACAGCAGGTAAGGTTGCTATAAGTGCATTAGATATTGATGGTGGAACAGATATAGGTGCTAATCTTGCAGATGCAGACGAGATCATAGTTGACGATGGTGGAGGTGGCACAAACAGACGTTCTGACATGAGCCGTGTAAAAACTTATGTTGCTGATGTAACTCTTACAACAGCCGCACAAACCAATATTACATCATTAGGAACGCTTACGGCTCTCACTGTAGATGATGTGGCAATTGATGGCAAAGTCATTACTATGACAGGTTCTACTAGTGATACAGCCACTATAACAGTAGGAACAAACGGCACATTAGATATTGTTACAACTGATGATAGTGCAGCGGCAGCTAACATACA